GCGTCGGGCGTATCGCCTGCTCGCCGCCGCGAGAAAGCGACATGTCCGTCAGCACCATGTCATCGTAAACCCGCAGCGGCGTGATCAACCGTACGCGCTCGCTCTGCAACAGCGTCTCGCGCAAGTCGGCCCATGCCCGAAAGTCACGATCCGGCTCCTCTGGCGAAACTGCGGCCTGCGACTCGAACGGCGTGCAGGAAACCACACCCTCTAGCACCACGCGAGCAGCCCTGGGCTGTACATGATCGGACACCGCCTCCCCCGACTCGACCGGATTCTCGGTAACGTCAGCACCCTCCTCGTGCTCTTCGCTAATCGTGGCGTCGAGCACCATGCGGTAGCCCTCAGCGCGGATCGTCGCGCCGGTCGATCTTGCTGTGCGCAATACGATTTCAGCCACCGCGCACCCCCTGCGTTGCAAGTTGCAGCCCGCGGATCTGCCGCGTCAGGGCGTCTTCCGTTCCGTCGCGCACCGCTCGCTGCATCTGCTCCGGCCGCATGTTCGTCGTGCCGCGCACCTCAACGTTCACGGCGCCGACGCTAAGGCTGTTCGAGACCTGCTGCGCGCCAAGGACTCCACGCCCCGGGGCCGCAACTCGACCGGCGGCCGCCCGCTCCATCGTCTCGACGCGCGGGCCGATCCCAGCGGCGATATCTTCTGCGGACATGAATTGGAGCGGCGCCTTTCCCTTCCGCCCGAGCGTTGCGAGCCACAGCAATTTTCTCCCAACTTCCTCGATCCATCCCCAAAGCCCGCGGAGCAATTCGATCGTTCCGTCAATCGTCGATTTCGCTGCGGCCTTCACGCCGTCCCAGTGCTGGATAAGCAGGAAGATCCCGGCCACGATCAGCCCGACCAGGATCGGGATGCCACCCATGGCGATCGAGGCCACAGTGGCTTCGGCTCCAGCCACGACCCAAGCCGCACCGATCGCTTGGATGCTGAACACCAGGGCTGTCAACCCGGAGGTAATCTTCGCCGCCGCGAACCCGAGCAACAGCAGCTTCAGCGCATCCGCGTGCTTCACGGCGAATTCTAACGCGGTGGACAGCACATCCACGGCCTTACCCAGCGTTGCCCCAAGCGCTGTGGCCGTCGATTCTCCTTCCGTCGTTGTAGTGGTGAGCTGGCCTATAAGCCGGCTCAGCGCCTCGGTGAATCCGGCCTTCCCTACAGTGCGAGAGAATTGACCCCAGGACTCTGACAGCTTCACTACTCGGATGTCGATATCTGCCATGTCACGTGACATGGCACCAGCGAATCGGGTTCGGCCCAGTTCCGCCAGATAGCCACCGATTTCCTCGGCGTTTCTTTCCACCGTAGTCGTAACGCCGTTGAAAGTCAGAGACATCTTGCCGCTTTCTTCCTTGGCCTCGACGCCGAATCTCTTGAGCCCGCGGCCTTGCCCGAGAGCGGCATTGGCGACTGCCTCCGTAACGTCCGTGATATCGGCGCCCCAGGCCGTAGCGACCTCGCCGAGGCCGGCCATCATATTTTCTGTCGGCTTTACACCCGCCATTCGTAACCGGATGAACGCGTTGGTCAGGCTGGCCAATCTGAAGGGCATCGACTTTGCGATCTGCTCAATGAACCCGAGTGCCGTCCCGGCCGCCTCAAGTCCTCCTGTGGCAGTTTCAAGTTGGCCGCTGAGCTGCACAAATTCCACGTTGGCGCGGTAGATCGATCGAGCGAGCGCCCCAACCGTGACGAGTCCAGCGAATCCGCCGATCATCCGCCGCAGTCCTCCGCCCAGATCGCGGCTGCTGGAGGCCAGGTTGGTGCTCGCCAACTTCGCACGCTCTACACCACTGCTGTAACGCTGGAGCCCGCGCTCATCGACCTGCACGCCGAGGCGAGTCAGAAGCTCTCGTACCACCAGGGCCATGTCACTTCCTCCGCGCCAGATCCGAGATCGCCGCCTCGACCTCTTCGCGGCGTTGCAATACGAGGTGAGCTTCGACGAGCTCGGCGACAGTCAGCGCGTCTTTGGCGTCGCGCACGGTTGGCGCAAGACCGCCGATCACGAGTTGCCAGAACACGTCATCGACGTGCCCCTTGTAGCGCGAGTTGATCGACTCTACGCGCGCCAGCATCTCCGGGCTCACCCCCGGCTGCCGGACTGGATTCGCCCGAAAGGGGCGGTTGCGACCGTCCCGAAATTCTCGCCGAGCACCCATGCGAGGGCCGCGAGAAGTTCCCCATAGTTGCCCTGATACGCCTTGTCGAAGCAGTCGGCCAGCTTCTCGCTGTCCCGTGTCGCATAACGCAGCACTGACTGCACGAGGTCCACTTCGCCCTCCTCGACCATCTTCCCCGCAAGCTCGCTGATCGCGGCACCGAGCGCCACGCCATCGACCTTCCTGTCGAGCGCTCCCTCTACGCCACCGCCAAACAGCGCATCGAGGCCAGAGCCAAAAGCCCTGCCGGCAACGCGCCCGAGTTTGGCCAGGAGCTTCCAGCCCTCGCCTGCCGGGTGCAGTACGATCCGGTACTCGTGCTCAGCGCCGGAAGCGTCCGGCAGTCGAATCGCGCGCTCCGTGCTGCTAGCCATGAGTTACACCGAGTTCGGAATGCCGAGGTTGCGCTGTCGCAGGTCGGCGACGCGCAGCTTCCACTCGATCGTGCCGAGGTCGGCGCCGTACTCCATTCCCGGCCGCTCCGACACCCACGCCTCACGCGCGAATGCCTCCGAGTTGCTGGCCAATTCCCGCACCATCAATTGCCCGGCTCCGGCACCAGAGGCCTCGTCTCGAAGGCGAGCCGCGTTGAAGATCGCGTTGCTCACGCTCGACTTGAGCAGCGTGATCGTGACCGTCGCGCGGTTGTCGTTGCGCTTCGAGCGCACCACCTCCCCGTCGGCGCCGGCCACGTCCTCGAACATCGGCGACTCGCTCTCGACCGAGACGAAGGTGTCCGGGGCAAACCCGCTGATCGGCAAGCCGTCGAAAATCACCACCACGCCTTTGGGATCGTAGGTCTTCAGGGACATCTTCGTACTCCTACAGTTCTGCCGTGACGATGAACGCCACCACATCGACCTCGTGAATCGCGCCGGCGGCGATCGCCGCAGCCTCGATGCGCAAGATCCGGTCTTCGATGTCCGCGTCCGGCGTGTCTTCGACGGACGCTGCGCGCGCGTAGGGGTAGCCGTCGGGGTTATCATCGTCGGGGGCAACGCGCCGGAAGTGGCCGACCTGTACGCCCCGCTCCAGAATGTCCATGGTGCCGTCGATGAACGCCTGGATGCCCTGGTCCGTGTAGGCAATTTTCCGCCCGCGGTTCGAGGCGCGCAGCAGGATCGTCGCGTACTTCTCGAACAACCGAGCTTCAAGCCACGAGCGCGTCACGATGAGATCGACGAACGTTCCATCGCCCACGCGACCCTCGCCGGTGTCGCCCTGGCCCGCCAGCGTCAGGTACAGGTTGCAGAACTTCGACAGTGCGTTGGACTTGGCCGTCGCGGTCAATGCCACGTCGGGCGTGAAGCCGGCGGCCGTAACGTGCGCCCACGTCGTGGTCTCGGTGTCTGGATCCACCGACAGCCTGTTGGCCATCCATGCGAAGTCCAGTGCCACTGAATCCGTCGCGTGGTAGATGACCCCGGCCATACGATGCGCTTGCGTCCGTAGCTCGCTCGCGATGTCGCCCACGCCCGCCGGGACGTAAGCCGCAGCGATTACGTTCGCGTCGCTGGTCTGCGCAATGAAGAGCCGCTTGTTGGCCTCCGCGAAGTCGGCTGCCAAGCTCTGCGCTGCCTGCAATCGGCTGGAGATCGTGAACCCGTACCAGTTGGGATCGGCGGCCAAGATCGCGTTGAACGCCTCGGTCCAGGTTTCGGCCGCATCCTTCCGGCCCGCGGCCACGACGCTGGGGCGCGGCGACTGCGAGAGCGCAGCCAGCAGCGCGTTCTTGGCGAACGTGCTCAGGTCCGTATCGGCATTGACCTCGGTAGCCGACTCGTAACGCCGGATCCGCTCCGTGAACCCGGCTCCATGTACGTCCACAACCATCGACGTGGAGAATCCAGCGCGCGAAACAGGCGGGGACTCCAGCCTCACATCGACGTTGATCACGGTGTCGAAAGTCGCCATCGTCGTCTCCTACTGCACATCGACCGTTGCTTCGACGGTCTCGATCACGTCCAGGCCAACCGAATCGACCCGGGCGAAGCCGGCCCGGAATTCCATGGCCGTTCTCGGGTCGGACTCTATGCCGGCCAAGCCCGTCACGTCAACTGACGAGTCCAGCATCCTGATGGAGAGTCCGGCTTCCTTGTTGACCTGCTCGATGTCCGGGCGATAGATGGAGACTTCAAGCGCCTGCGCCATCTGCCGATGCTGCACGCCGATCACCTGCACGCCGACTCGCGCGTCCCAGTGTGTCGAGACGCGATGCGCGTACCTCGGATCGCCCGTCACTGGGTTCGTCCCCAGCGCATCATCCGTCGTGTGTCCCTCGGCATGGCCGAATGGTCCCTCAGAAATCACGTGAACGTAGGCGGCGGGAGCGCGCAGCTCGGGCACGCTCTTCTGGTCGGAGCCGGCCGCCGGCTGGCCCTGGAGCGCGACGCGGAACGCCGTCTGCCCCGCAGCCTTGAACGAGTCGAGCGCCGTCTCCACCCAGGCCACAACGGCCTGCTCGAATGCGGTTGGCGCTGGAGAGGTCATGGGAGTTCCGCCGGGCGCTCGGGGGCGAGTAGCACGTACCGTCGATGATCGAGTCTCATTCCGACCGGCCAACCCTCGACCTCGATAACGTCGTGCTCGGCGCCGTTGACCACAGCTCGATCTGCCGGTTCCTCGGCTGTCCCACCAACCGTCCGAAGCGCGGGTTGATCGAGCGGGACGTAAAGCTCCCACCGAGCCCTCGCCCTATGGCCTTCGGCGAGCGCCAGGAGGTCCTTGGGCGAAGCTGGTTGGAGGCTTCCGACGACGATGATGTCGGATGCCGCACCGAATGCGAAGACCCCGCCTGTCAGCGCGGGTGTGGCGTACCGATGCACCGTCACCGTCGTCTGGCCGAGCAGTCGCATTACGTCTCCGGCGCCGAGCGGAACCGGCCAAGCCTGACATCGCTGTTGATCGCTGCACGGAGAGCGCCGGTGTCGATCAATGGGTTGCTGCCTCTGCGTCGCTTACTGCCCCTGCGCCGCCTGGGCAGTTTCAACGGAGGAATGCGAATCGCTGTGATGCTGCGCACGATGCTCGATCTCATCGACTCGGCAACCGGCTGGAGCACGATCGATGGGCTCGCTGATCCGTGCGGGACTAGGTATTTCTTGATCCGCAGATTGAGCAACCGAATCCACTTCGGTTGATCCTTCGCCACGGCTATGCGCATGAAAGGCCGCGCCGGTATGCCGACGCTTGGCGCTCCGAATTCGTGAACGGCCGCCAGTTCCGCCATGGTCAGGGCGGTGCCGTCATGCGTGACCTCGCCCCCCTTCCCAGCAACGAACCCGGCCACGGCCTCACCGCGAAACGTCTGCATCTTCTGGGCGATGTTCCGCCAACCTCGATCGCGGTCGATCACGCGGTTCATGTCGGCTCCCGCTCGCGCGTGTCCTGGCTCCCGCCGTCGATGTCGAATTGGTCACGTGAGAAGAACGGCTCGACTCGATCGGGGTCCGCGCGGTCTACGTTCTTGTCGACGATGCTTGCGCCTCCGAGGTAGGGCGTGACGGCCGACGTGAGGCCGCGGGCCGCTTGGCCGCGCAGGCGAGCGGCCAGGGCCTCGAACGCACGGGCGCGCTGCGATCTCGATTCGGAGAGCCTACCCACTGACTGATCGGCCTCGCGCGCGAATCTCGCGGCGAGCGTTCCCGCCGCCTCCGCCGCCGCGAGCGCCGGGGCTGGCGCCACCGTCAGCAGGTAGGTGAGTTCCTCGTCAGCGAGCAGGGGATCGGTGGAATCCGTATCGCCGAGCAGCAGCCTGGTCTGGTAGAGCAACGACGTGGCAAGGGTTGCCGGATTGTAGGTCCACGTCACGCCTACTCCTCTGCGCCGAGTTCCTCCAGGCGCCTCTCGATCGCATTGAGCACGGTCAGACGGTTGCCGCCGGCCGTCTCCGCTTCCTCCAGCTTCCACAGCGCTTCGCGGCTCGTTGCCCGCCTGACTGCGGACGCGGCGTCGACGGCGCTCGACGCGGTTGCGGACGATCGAGCGGTCACCTTCGAGATCCGGGCCGAGGGAGAGACGCACACGTACGCGCTGACGCGCCGGAC